ACCTCCTCGCTGTCAATACCTACATCGTTGTCCTTGAGGAACTTGGCGATGGCAGACAGCATAGCTGGGTTTGGATCACCGATCTCTGCGATCATAGCCAGCATGTCCTCCGCGACCGCATCACGGTCGAGGTTGTCCAGTGCATCCAGTTGGGCCTCGTACTTGTCGAGTACCTTGGTGAACACCTTGGCCAGCATCGAGTGCAGACCACCGAGTTCATTTTCCTTGGCTGCTCCTTTCGCCATGTATTTCTCCTTATATAAGTGCGAGCAGTGCGGGGATGCCCCACTGCAATACGATCATCAGCACAGGAAGTGCTACGCTGGCATAAGCGATCACCTTAGTGTTGAACTTCTCGACCTTAGAGAGCCGGTCATTCAACTGCTTAGTGTCTTGCTCGATGTTAGACTGCAAGTCCTTCATTTCTTCTTTGCTCTGGTGGAGCCCCGAGAGGATGTGCTTGACATCCGCCCGGAGTTCCCCTAGAAGCGCAAAGACTGCTGCCTGATCGTTCGTCAGGTTTTCTCGATCCATTCTCTGCCTTGCAACCAGTGCCCAGCATTGTAGTTCTCGGCGTCTGACCACACGTCTAGCAACCGTGGGAAAGCAGGCCAAGGCCGTGCATCCCATGTCCATGCGAAGAACATATCGTAGTCTAGGAAGTGTACTCCTGCGTCGTTAGTAGGGTTGCGACCTGCGTTGGGTGCCCAGTATTCAGTCATTGCCTGATAGTACACCTGCTGCATCCGGTCGTCACGCCCACCGTCAGAGTAATACGGTTCCGTACTCTCTGCCGACTTAGGGTCGAGGAACTTGTTGGGTTGGTTGGTCCCTTTATCAATAGCTGCGCACCCGAACTCGGTGTACGCAAAGCGTTTCGACTTGGGTGCCCAACCAGTTGCACTGGATTGAGTTACACCCGCGATGATGTCGTAGTGAGGGTTAGTCCACCACGACTTGTGGTCCTTGTCTCGATAGCGCCACTCCGTTATAGGCGTCCGTACTTGGTTGTCCCGGTCGAATGAGTTGAGGTATTGGTAGTCGTACCGCTCCCCACCCTCGACCTGACTTTTGAGGTAGCCAAGTTCATAGATGCTGTTCCATAGGGCATCGTCAATCGCCAGAGGCGAACCCCTCCAATCAGAGAGAGGAAGGTAGTTGTCGATACCGATGAAGTCGATGCTTGCGTCAGCCCACAGAGGATCGAGATGGAAAATGCTGTAGAAGTCAGGCCCGACATTGTAGTTCTGGGGCATGAACTCCGACCAGTCACACGCATAGGTGATTTCAACCTGATCTCCGAGGATTTCCCGGCAATCTTGTGCAAGCTGGATCAGCGCAGTCACCGCAGGCCAAGTGTTTGGCCCGGAGCGTGCGGTCGTAAGACCGATCATCTCCGTAGCGATGCAGAACGCATCAACATTACCTGCCATAGCACACAAATGCGCGTAGTGCAGGGTCATCCGTCTCAGACCCCATTCGGCGGGTCCAGTGTACTGTACTGTCTGGTTCGCAAAGTCAGGCGTGAAGTCCTCCACGCTGCACGAACCAAAGAAGTTGTCCACGTCAGTCTGTACCTGCGCGGTTCCCTGATCGCTGTCAAGCGGTCGGATACGCCCTCGCCAAGGGTATGCACCCTGAGTGCCCGAACCGTCTGGGTCAGGCAAGGCTTGCTGATCTGTGATGTCCATGAGAATGAACGGATAGAACAGAACCTTCTGTCCACGGTTCTTCATGTCCTCTATGCCTTCAAGGACACTGCGGTCAGCAGGAGTGCCGCCGTAGGCCACCTTCGCAACACCCAACTCGAGCATCGTCACGTTAGTGACCATGAACCAGTTCTCCGGGTCGTCGCTCTTGTCAAGAATGAACTCTACGTAGCTGTACGAACCATCCGAAGGCAGATCAAGGAACACTTCGACCCACTGCTTAGCAGGGATGCGACGAATGAAAGGTGCCAAAACGTAGTCCTCACCAACACCACCCTTACGGATAGCCATGTTGAAGTCTCGCTCTACCGGCGACCAGACGTATCCGCGCCAGCGGTACATACCATAGGGTACGTTCCCTCCGGGTCGTCCACCAGATGTCTCACCGTGGTTCCACGCAGAGTATGCTTCCTGATCGACACCACCAGCGTACTCGCACAGGACTGCGCCTGCACCTTGGTCCACGAAACCAGTGCTGTCTGGATCGACGTATGGCTGGCCCACGCTGTTGTCAGGATCGACGGTCGTGTCGTACCCGGTTGTCACAGTAGCACCATTACGGCCATTCATCCACTCGACAAACACCGGGTTGTACTCGACTGGTGCATCAAAGTTTATGCTAGGAATACTGAGGTCTCCCCTACCCTGACCATTTACAAGCCAAGGGTACGGTGCGTTGGTCCCAGTGTCAGGTAGAAGTTCCGGCTCTATTGCGAACACTTCAAGAATGAAGGTCCGATCTGATCCGACATCGTTCCAAGAACCATCAGTCGTGCGGTTCACGGTGATCTTGTAGCTTTGGGTGCCAGTCGGTGTGTTGACCAGTCCACTGTCAAGAGCGCCGTTAAGGTCAGGGCTGTTCGACACGGACACCGTAGTGCCTGAGTTGATAGCCGTGTTCCCAGCGTCATCGCTGCAAGGAACGAACGTGACTGTAATGGATGTGTCTGTGCCGCCAGTCACCGACCAGTTGTACGTCAGTTGTGCCTGAGTGCTTCCGTCGCTGACGCGGTTCATAAAGATTGTGGTCTGGTCGAGGTCGTAAACCGTTACCTCGTCCACACCGTCTGTCGCGGGCACTGCCCACGGGGCGAGATCGTCGTGAACCTCAATGGTTCCACCTTCGCCGCCCGGTGTTAGCAGTGTGAAATGCTCACCTTTCGGCTTCACGGTACATTCACCGAGCCGAAGGTCGTCTCCCATCCAAGACACGATGAGGCTCACCCATTTATTAGACGGGATGTTCTTATCAAGGTTGTTCATTGCACGGGTCATGTTCGTCTTGCCACTCGCCCCGCTATCCCATTGGGTGTTCTCGCTCTTAGCGGAACTGAACGAGGGAGTGTACGTGGCGGGTGTCGTGCTGTAGCACCACTCCCCAGTCGAGGGGAGCAGGGCCACGCCACGAAGTAGGGACTTCACTGTTCGTGTCGATTTGCTTCTCGGGATCATGGCCCTGTCTCCTTATACTGTGATGCTGGATACGTCCACACCACCGATGATGGTGATGCCGCATTCCAGTGTTGCGTCTGCAACGCCTGTGCTGAGTTCGCAGGTAGTCTGACCAGCAGCAAGGGTGAACTCGGTTCCGCCGCCGGGGAGGGAGCGCGTAACGGTTCCGTTCTTTGCGATCTGCACTTGTGCCTTGACCTGACCACCATTGGAGATCAGGAACTCGACGTCTGATGCGGGGTTCGTCTGAACGTCCACTTGGATGTCATCGACTTGGCAGGTCGCAGGTACCGCCGACACTATGTATTCCTTCTGTCCATCGAACGTGTTGTAGAAACTGAAGAACAGTTGCTCGAACTGCTGAAGGCTCACTGTGAGCGAGGCCAACGCAGCGTTGACTGCACCTTCGACGGACTGCAAGATAACGTCCTCGATCAGCACGCTGTCAGAGACGCGGCCATCGAGTACCTCGTGCAGAGCGTACATGATGTGCTTGGATAGCAGTTCGAGGTTCTCGCGCGTTGCCTTACCGGGCTGGAGCAAGTCCACAGGAAGATGCTGCTTCGACACTGTGCGTCGGAACACGATCTCGTCGCCGTTGATTAGGCCATGCCCGGCTCCAAGCCGAACACGGCTGTCCGTCAGCCAGTCGAAGTCGAGGTCCACGATGGGATCGCCCGGCTTGTAAGCCGTAACGTCGCCTCTCGAGGCATAACCCAGAGCGAAGTTCAGGTCGAACTCGTCGTCACCTGCGTAGGTGAACTTGTTCACTGATAGGCTCATGTGGAGCCTCCTTTCTTGTCCTATAGGTAGGCCGGATAGCCCATATCGACTATCCGGCTTATTTCCTTACATTTCCTCCCAGAGCCGTTTCATCCCGTACCAGTTCAGGAAGAACATGGATCGGGCGTTCTGCATGTCTTGATACGAGCCCTCTCCGCTTAGCATCCCAATCGCCCCACCGGGGGCCTGTGACAGTCGCTTGACCGTCTCGAACACCGGAGTGTCGAGGTAGGAGGCGTAGCGCCCGTAGGGGCTGAAGTTCAAGTCCTCGAAACCCATCATGGAAGTCATGGGATCGAAAAGCATTGGGATTGTGCCGATGTTCGGCGTGTACGCGGCTGCAAGCCATCCCTTGTCGCCCGGTGACATCTCTGTGCCGCTGATGCCCTGAGCCAGTGTCAGGACTGCATAGGCGAAGCCAAGCTGCCAAGCCGAGGCTGTAACAAAGTGGCTGGCCCCACCGATCATCAGGTTGCGTGCCATCTGCTTCTGCGTTGCCACGAGGGAGAACGTCTTGAGCGAGGACAGCAGCTTTCCGATGTCGCTGTTCATCCACACCGAGGTCTCCCCGATCAGCCCCTTCTGTACCTGCTGGTGCATGGCACGGGTCATGGCTGCACCGAACTCCATACGAAGTTCAGGGTTCCACTCTTTGCTGTTCAGTTCTACCTTGCTGCCGTCCACCTTGATGACGCCCTGCTCGATCAGATCGGTGATCTCGTTGACCCGGTTGGGTTCGAGGCCGATGTCCCGAAGCTTACGCACCGTCAGGTTGGTCTCCTCCCCTGCGAGCGTCTTGATGACGTTCGTGGTGACAGAGGACACAGCGACCTGCTGCTGGAATGCGGTGACTTGGATTTGACCCGACATGAAGTGCGTTGCACGTTCAATCGAGCCCATGCCGCGCTGTGCAGCATTTATCAGAAAATCCTGAGCCAAGTCGGTCTCATCAATGCTCATGTGGGGTGCGAAGATGTCATGATCTCGCCCAGCAACTACGCCGATGCTGTCCAGTTCGTCCGAGAGGGACTGCATGTCAGCTTTCGACAAGGCACCGCCTGTCCATCCTAGCTTGGTCATGGTGGGTTCCATTGTACGAGCAACTCCGTTACCCACGAACATGTTCGCGGGGTCCATAAGCTGCGTCAGACCGGTCCGCTGAAGCAGGCTGGCCCGTGTGGCTTGCGCCAGTATGTTGG